CGGAACAGTACCCGTAGCGGGTAATACTCCGCTGTTTTCATGCAATCCAAGCTTCAACGGTAACGGGGGCTGTGGATGCGGTTGCGGCGGTAGTTTCTGATAGGGGGTGAGACTATGGCAGAATATTTAACGAGGGATCAGGTTGAGAGCGTTGCTCTTAATTCTCCAATTCCATTTATCGATTCTATTCGGTGCAATAAGGGATATGTATTTCATCAGAATGGCACAGGAATTTTTGTTCTGCGTGGCATCACCAACAACTGTTTCGCTAGGTACGAAGTAGAGTTTACCGGGAATATCTCTATTCCTGACGGTGGCGATTTGACTCCAATAGCTACGGCTATCGTGGTTTCAGGAGAAGAGCGTATAGGTAGCAGGGCTATCTATACGCCAGCCGCTGTAGATGAGTACGGCAATGTGACAAGCAGAGCCGTAATAGATGTACCCCGTGGATGCTGCTTTACCGTATCGGTAGAATATGTGAACGGAACAGTAGATGATCCTACGGTAGTGCCTACTCCGTTAATCAATGTGATTGACGGAAGCCTGAGCATTAACCGTATAGCGTAGGAGGTAAAAACGATGCACAAAATATATGAATATCTTTGCGATGAGCTGAAAAATCTTGAAAAGAAAGCTGAAAGCGGGCAGGGGCTGTCGATGGCAGAGCTTGAATATCTCGACAAGCTGACCGAAACAAAAAAGAATCTTCTTAAAATCGAGATGCTTGAAGAAGATAGCGAATACAGCAATGCTATGGATGGCGGTTCTTATGCAAGAGGCGGTCGTGGTGGATCATACCGTAATTCTTATGCCAGTGGTCGTGGCAGGGGAGCAAGGCGTGATGCTATGGGGCGCTATTCAAGCGAGGGCTACAGCCGTGCGGAAGATGATTTCATGGAGGATATGCGTGAGCTTATGGCGAGTGCGCCTAACGACAGAATCCGGCAGAAAATGCAGAGCATAATGTCCGATATGTAAGGAGGTGGCCGCTTGTGATAACCGAACAGGACTTGCAGGCGGCTATTGCCGAATGTGAGGGAATAAGAAACCCAAACGCTAACACTTGCTTAAAATTGGCGGCATTCTACACTATTAAGGATAAATTGTACCCAGAAGAACAAAATCATTTTGCCGATGCCAGCAAAATGATGTATTCCGGGGCCTCAGAACCTGAAAAGGTAAAGCCGATGCTAAAAAGTGATACAGAGTTTGCAAGGGCAGCGGAAGGGGTAAGCACAGAACACTTGTTTGCGGTTATGGATGAGCTTATGACCACAATCCAGGTGTTGCAGCCCAGGCTGTATGACGGTGTGATGCGTAAGTTGACAAGTGAATATTGATACAATATAATTTTGTTTGTCTGAATGATTTTTTCATTTTAGATAAACCCCGAAGAGGCAGGCGTACCTATGGCGCTTGCCTTTTTGATTTTGTGAAGGATGTAGGATAAGTGCAGAATTTTAGCTTTCTACTAAATTCCTTTATAGAGCTTTTTCTATTTTTATATATTTTTTATTTTTACTAAAAATGCTACATAAAAAAATAAAAAATAAATAAAAATAGAAAAAAATCTATAAAAATAGAAAAAAACCGTTGACTTTTTGCAAGGGATAAGGTAATATATGAGTGTACCGAGAGGTACGGCAAAAAAACAATTTGGAGGGAAATCAAGCGGTTCCCCAGCAGATAAGGAGAATAAAATGATAGTAATGGATAAGAGAGAGGAAAGGGTTTATTTTGACAGCATAGAAGAGGCAAAGGCATGGGCAAGATGCGATGACGAGAGCATCACCACGGCAGAAGAGCTGGAAGATTGGATGACCAAAGAGAATGGTGGAACAATCATACACACTTTTGATGAAGTAAAGGAGAACGACAAAATGAAATATTTTACCTTCAACAACCAGGGCGATATAGGCGGACATGATTTAAGTTATGAAACAGCGCTGGAGAACTTGGAATATTATCAGGAAAACTACCCGGAAGAAGAGTGGGAAATGGCGGAGCAGAATTACTGAATACGTTATATAGTCTGGACAGGAAGGACTTAGCACATTATATAGAGACGGCATCTCCCATTGAGGAAGTATTTGCCGGATGTTATACCGTGTATGATGTTATCGAAGTATGCAAGGACCTTAAGGACTTTGAGGAAGAAGATAACTGATTATAAATCACTATCAGGAAGGAGGTGAGAACATGGTAAGTGACGAGATGTTGAGCTATCGTGCGGAACACAAACTATCAGTAGAGGATGCGGCTGCTAAGTGTGGGATATCTGCACAGACCTGGCGAAATATGGAGCGTGGTATGCAGAACCCGAACCGTTTGACACAGCGGAAAATCGAATTATTTTTGAAAGGAGCGAAAGATGAAACTGTCAATCAGTCAGATCAAACAGTTTAAGGCCTGCCGGAGAGCGTGGCAGTTGCGTTATAAGGAAGGTTTAAGGCCCGTACAGACAGCAGAAGCGCTTGAGTTAGGTAAATCCTACCATGAATTGCTTGAGGCGCTGGAAAAGGGCGAGGAGCCGGATTATAGCGTATATGACAAGCCACACGCAATGGCAAAGGCTTATGAAAAGTATATCCTGCCACAGTTTAAGGTTGTGGCTGCCGAAAAGGAGCTTGAAAAAGAGCTTGGCGGTCATATCCTGCATGGCTTTGTGGATGGGCTGTCGGATGATGGCCATATCGTAGAACACAAGACAACGAGCATGGACATAGCAGAGGGTGGCGAGTATGAGTACAATCTGTTGTGGGATGAACAGGTCCTTGCTTACATGAGTCTGTCCGGGTTACGTAAAGTGCATTACACAGTTTGCAAGAAGCCTACAATCCGGATGAAAAAGGACGAAACGGACGAAGAGTTTTATAATCGTATGGTGGCCTGGTATGATGACGATACCGAGAACAAGATCAGGGTGTTCACGGTAGAGCGCACAGATGAAGAAGTTGCGCAATGGGAACAGGACTTTGTGACCATTGCAGATGAAATGGAGCGTGGCGTAATTTATAAAAACACTTGTAATTGTATGCAGTACGGGAGGCGGTGTGAATATTCAAGCGTATGTCTGCACTATGATCCCGAACAGCAGTACATCGAATTTACAAAGGAGTGAATGATTAGAAAGGAGTGAACGAAAATGGCAAAGTTAAGAATGGAATTTGATGAAAATGTTGCAGTTGATAGTCCTGATATTAAGGCTTGCCCGTTCTGCGGAAACAAGGAGCTGACTGTTACATTGAAGAGCCAGTATGAGGAAATATGCGAAGAGCATGGAAATTCTTTAATCGCTATCAAGTGTTGTAAATGTCATGTAGAAAAGAAGCTGTATGATATTCCTGATAACAATTACTGGCTGGGACTCGGTATACTTATCGGAGAGTGGAATCAGAGGAGGTGTGATTGATGGAACTAAAGAGAATAAGCAGTAAGATGGATGCACCGTTCACGGCGCTGCTGTATTGCCCGCCCGGTGGCGGTAAGTCTACAGCTATCGGTGTGATAGCAGAACAGCTTGAGGGGAATACTCTGGTGCTTGATGTAGACCGTACCATTACCCGGACACTTGCAAAGGGTGAAGTGGTCAAGAATACCGAAAAGGTGTTCGTTGCGGAAGTCGATAACATCCATACTTTTGAGTCGTGGAAAAATCTGTTAAAGCAGGAGATAACGCCTGAATTTATCAAGCAGAATGATATTAGAACCATTGCGGTTGACAACATATCGGAGTTAGAGCGCTGCATACTTTCAGACCTGGGAGCACAGGGCAAAAACAAGGGCGTACCGGCTATGGCTGATTATCAGTATATGCAGTTTCAGTTGGTTAACTCGTTGAGGCTTATGAAGTCGTGGGGTGTTAACATTATCTGGACAGCGTGGGAATCGTTTGAGCCGTTCACTATGCCGGATGGCACACAGTATACAAGGTGCGTTCCGAAGGTAAGCACAAAGATTGTTGATAACATCTGTGGCTTGTGTGATGTTGTCGGTAAAATAACAAAGAATCCCCAGGGGCAGCACGGTATGTGTCTTGAGGCTACTAACAATATTTACGCTAAAAATCAGATCGACTCAAGAAAAGGATGCTTGGTTGAAGAGTTTACTAAGTGGGGCAGTAAGCAGGAGGTGAAAAAGGATGCTGAAAAGGGTGCAGATAAGCCAGCAAAGGCCTGAAGATAAGTATTTTGAGCCGGGCATTGAGCTTGTGGTGGATGACAGCTCGTTCGGTAGTCTGTTAAACGCTTTAAGCATAATGCAGAGATGTACTCCAGAAGGGTACACGTTACGGATAGATATATCAGATTATAACAACAAGGAGGAAGAAAAAGATGTATGAAGTAAGGGTGCAGATGGGATATGACGATCTCATGTTCGAGTTTGAAGATGTTGCTGCAGCGGAAAATTTTGCGAATACGGCTTTTAGCAGTATTGTCAGAGAAAAGGATAGCAACGGGAATCTCAGAGATGTAACTGTAAGAATCAATAGCTACATGACAACAAGAAAAGAAGAGGAGGAAGAGTAAGATGGCTGAATGGAATTACACAAGGGATGAATCAGCAGGCGGTTTTAAGCCTATTCCCGTAGGTGATTACAGAATAAGGATCGCATCTGCGGAAAAGGTGGTTAGCAAGACAGGCAAGGATATGCTGTCACTTAAGTTTGACGTTAGCGGTCAGTCCGGGTATCTTTTCCACAACATAGTATTTTTGCCTGATCGCCCGGAGATTACAAACCGTAACCTTACAAAGTTTTTCGACAGCTTTAAGGATATCGCTGAGGGCAAGTTTGAGCTTGCTACATGGCCGGGCAAAATCGGAGCGTGCCGTATCAAGCACGAAGAGTACAACGGCAACATTCAGGCCCGTGTGGATTATTTTATCCACAAGGATAAGCAGGGCGGTTTGCCTGCATGGGTTGAGCCTGAGCGCAAGAGTGACGGTGGTGGAAGCACTACCACGGATGACCAGGGATTTTTGAATGTAGCCGGTAACATTGACGATATCGTACCTTTTTAAAACACAACTCTTGAGATATGTTTTAATTTTTCTAAAAGGAGTATGTTTTGAACAATAAAAAGTTAGGTTCAGATTTTGAAAAAGAGTTTTGCCAGATGTTGGCAGACCGGGGATATTGGGTACACTTTATATCCCCGGCCCCTAACGGGGGGCAGCCGTTTGACGTTGTAGCCGTTAAAAATTGTCTTGCTTATGCGTTCGATTGTAAGACAAGCGTTAAGGACATATTCAGAATAGACAGGCTGGAGCAGAATCAGATATGTGCGTTTGAAAGATGGATGGCTTGCGGAAACGCTGAGCCGGAGATAGCCGTAAAGCATAAAGGCAAGGTTTATCTGCTACCGTATAAACCATTAAAAGAAATAGGCTTTATCCGTTTGCAGAGTATGTGGGAATATGAAAGGAGGATGGAATGGCGGTAAAAAAACTGAATAATGACGAGATGGACGAAGCCATCTATGGCTGTATGAATGCTTTATGGAGAGCGTACCGGGAAGCCACTCAAAAGGGCGATTATGACCTTTTCAATGATTGCGTTGAGTCACTGCGCAAGGCATACGATGATGAAGCCGTTAATGCGTTCATAACCGGCATGGGAACAGGACTTACAAAGGCACTTACACGGAGGGCAAGATGAAAGTCAGAATTAGCAATAGGTTGTATATAGAGCAGCCTACATCTGCGGTAAAGGCGTATTGCCAGAAAAACCTGGTGCTTGATAATCCTGATTTTTATAAAGCTGAAAAACAGGGCAGATGGACAGGGAACATACCACGGAAAATCATGCTGTATGAGATACATGGTGTTGATTATTGGCTGCCGTTTGGGTGCTTGCAGGACTTGTGGCGAATACATCCGTATAAAAGCGATTATATCAACGAAATCAGCCCCGTAGAGCCGAGGGAATATCACAGCAGTATAAATCTGTATCCGTACCAGTCCGAAGCCGTACACAAGGCGCTGTATGCAAAAAATGGAGTGCTGGTGATGCCCTGTGGCAGTGGTAAGACGCAGTGCGGCCTGGAGATAATATCACGGATAGGCGGGCGAGCGTTATGGCTAACCCACACGCAGGACTTGCTGAATCAGAGTAAGAGCCGTGCGGAAAGCGTACTGGGGAAAGAGGGCTACGGCACGATAACAGCCGGTAAGGTCAATATCGGTACGCATATCACCTTTGCAACAGTTCAGACGATGGCAAAACTTGATTTATCACAGTACAGGGATGCGTGGGATGTGATTATTGTGGACGAGGCGCAGCATTGTGCGGGGAGCCCGACAAGGGTTACACAGTTTTACAAGGTGGTAAGCAGTTTATCAGCAAGGCACAAGTACGGACTTACAGCAACACCGAAAAGGGCAGACAGGCTTGAGGCGGCCATGTTCGCTATACTTGGAGGAAAGATACATGAGGTAAGCAGAGAAGAAGTGGCACATACTACTTGCCCGGTCAAGGTGTCGGTAATACAGACAGGTTGGATGCCGGATTATGATGCAGTATTGATGTGTGACGGTACGATTGATTATAACAAGGTGATTGACCAGATGATCCACGATGAAGAACGGTATGTTCTTGTTTTTGATAAGATAATAGAGTTATCGGGAGCAACGATGATCCTTGCTAATCGTGTAGAATACTTGCAAAGGTTGTGCAACGATTTGATAAATTATGGCCTACGTGCGGTCTGCCTATCCGGGCAGGGGCAGAGCAAAAAGGCAAAGGCAGAACGTAAAGAGGCACTTGAAAAGCTGAATAACGGAGAGATAGATTGTATCTTTTGTACTTACTCATTAGCAGCCGAAGGTTTAGATGTTCCTAATCTGCGGTATGTGGTGTTTGCTACACCAGAAAAAAATGATGTGACGGTTACACAAGCCACAGGAAGAGTAGGTCGCAAAGCTGAAGGTAAAGAATACGGAACGGTCATAGATTTTGTTGATGATTTTGGTTTATACCAGGGGTTCTATAAAGAGCGATTAAAGGTTTACAAGAAGCTTAAATGTGATATAATGGAGTAAAGGGTGCGATATGTGCGAGGTATCGTATCTTGTGAACAGCATATCGTATCCTATATCCTGCATGAAAGGTACTCGCACTACTTTTCATAGCAGGATTTTTATTTGAAAATCGGAGCGAAGGTGATTGAATAAAGAATGTCAAAAATGACGGAAAGGAAAGTTTTATGAAGAAAACACTTGGAACAGTTTATGAGACAGATGATTTTTCTATTTTCAAAATTATAACTGGGAACAGGACAGAAATAGAAAGAAGGAAACAGAAAATCGCAAAAAGCGTAGAAGATGTCGGATATATTCCTGCACCGATTATTGTAAACGAGAAAATGGAGATTATAGATGGACAGGCACGTTATGCATACTGCAAAGAAAATGGAAATCCGATTGCTTATTATGTTATAGAGGGGCTTACAATAGATGATTGTATTGCCATGAATATTAGTGCAACAAACTGGGGATTAAAAGACTATATTAGCAGTTATGCAGACAGAGGCTTTTTGAGTTATGTGTTTGTGGAAAAATTTATTTCAAATAGTCCATATGGGTTAGATTTAAGCTTATGGGCATTAGCAGGAACAACTTCCAGGAATTTGAGTGCAAAGATTAAGTCGGGTACATTAAACATTACCGAAGACGATTATAAGAAAGGAATTGAAATTATAAATTTTTGGCAACAGTTTGATGATGTCGCAACAAACCGCAAAACAGAATTTCTAATAGCGCTTGGCTATTGCTATCTTATTCCGGTAGTCAACAATGATATGTTGGTAAAAAAAATACATCAGAATTCAAGAGGCTTCAGCCAAATAGCAAATGTATTGGATGCTATTGAGCTTATAGAGGATGTGTATAATACAAGAATCAGAAATCATGTTTACATTAAGACAGAATACTTAAAATATCTTGATAACATATGGAAGGGCGTTGAACGGAGATGACTGATATCTGTAAGTGTGGCAAGCCCACCGAGGGGATGTATGCCTGCTCAGAGTGCCGGGAAAAGATTGCAGCATACAAGCGGAAGTGGCGGGCGAACATGACAGACCTGCAGCACGAAAAAGAGCTTGAAAAACACCGGCTATGGCGCAAAAAGAATTATGCAACATTAAGAACTTACAATCACGAATACTATTTAAGGAGGAAAGAGAATGCAGATCGGTAGTCTTGAAGGATGGGAACACTGGACGGACTCAGGGTGTGAAAGGTTAGCCCTTGAGGTTGCAAAGCAGAAGGGCAGGCAGTACGCTTCATTGTATGCGCACTATAGAAAAGCCCACAGCGAGGATAAGAAGAAATATTACCGGGCTTGTCTTAATGGCATAGAACACTTTTTCGATAACAGCTTTTTAGGAGCATATGTGGATGGTGAAACGGTGCTTACAGCCGTAAGACAGCAAGTAGACACAGAAATGGGGGTGGTGCTTAAATGATAAAGCGTGTCGTTGCGCTGATTTTAACGAGTATCTTATGTATGCCGATTGTGGTTGATGCGGAAGATGAAATTGATTCTGATACGGCACAGGTGCAGATGCAGTTAATACGTACTACTGTTTATGACGGTCCATCCGACCACACCGCAACTGGCAGAAAAGCGGAATATGGCATAGTTGCTTTTGATCCTGATTATTTTGGCAAGACGTGTATTCTCTATACTGAAGATATGCGTTATATAGGTATCTTTGAGTGTGAAGACACGGGCGGTCACATGGTACGCACAGGACATGTGCTGGATGTGTATTGCCCTACAAGGCAGGCTTGCTATGACTGGGTAGCAGAATATGGTTATTATTGTTATGTGCAGTGGATTGATGCGGAGGGATGAATAATGGATAAGATAATGAATGAAATAAAGCAGATAGTAAAAGACGAGCATAAGCGTGGGTATGAAGAAGGCTATGCAGACGGTGAGCTTGATTGCCGAAGGGAAAGATCAAAGTACACGGCTGAAAAGCTGTATGATGCGTTAAGGTTTATCTGGGATAGCTCCAAGGATGGTGGTATGCCGGTCAATGATGTTGTTTCAGTTTTTGGAACGTGCAATATATATACATTTTTGAAGGAATATAGCGCCAAAGAGATAATCGACAAGGTAGAAGCGTATAAGGAAAAGAAAGAGCAGGAAGAAGAAGAAATTCGGGTAGGCGATGTTCTGAAAGCTATCGCCGAAATTGATGAAGATGATGCGCTGGAGTATATCGTGACTTACATTGATGCTGACCACAAGCATTATGATTGTATTTGCCCGGATGGTGCGGTATATCAGGATGTGGATATACAGGCTATGGCAAAGACCGGCAAGCGTTACAAAATAATTTTCACGGAGGGAAAAAATGGAACTGTATCAGATTGACCTGGGGGTGGTGCTTTTATTTATCGTTGTAGCATCCGTATGGATAGTGTCTATGTTGCGGAATTTTGTAAGAGCGTTAGTTGCAGTATTCAAAGAAGAGGACTGGAGAATACCGATGTATGAGTTTTGCGGTCAGGTGATAGGCACGATAGTAATGCTAGTGTGTGGATTCTGGATTATAACGGGGTGATGATATGACAAGAGAAGAAGCAATCAAAACATTAAAGGGTGAAGCATGGATTTGCTGTGCTGAAAAATGGAATGAAGCATTATTACTGTTCAGAATGTAAGTCTATGGGTGTTGATTATTGGGATTACTGTCCTAATTGTGGAGCAAAGATGGAGGTGGAAAAGAAATGAATATATACAGTACAAGAGAGGAATTTGAAAATCTTGGTTATTTTATGCCGACAGATGAATTTAATGGAGTTGTAATTATTCCGACAAATGAATTACATGATAGCGGTTTTGGACGTATGAAATTTGCGTTAACAAACAGCTTCGAGGTTGTGGGGTGTGTTGGTGGTGGTAGTGATGTTGTACATCTTAATGGTATTGGTGGGTATGGAAAATATAATTTTGATAAGACGCTTAAAACTAACATGGTAAAAAGAATTGACTGGTCTATTGATTGCTTACCAAATGGTTTAATAAGACTGTTCTGCTCCTATAAACTCGATATAGATGAGTTTATAGTATCAGATTTTAATTTATATGTAAAATAAAAAGGAGGTAGAAGAATGAACGCAAGGCAGAAAGCAAAAAAGTATAAGCGTATGTATGAAGGACTGTTAAAGCAACATGTAGAGTTCAAAGTTGAACAGTATAAGATAGACACGGTGAGATTTGAAAGACGTTATCCCACAGCACTTGTTATGCAGGATAATACTGACTATTTTCGACATTGTGTGGTTAAGGATATTGCGCATAGTTTAGCAGAACATTTAGACAAGTACATTGATTACAGGACGGAGTTTTGCTCGCATGCAAATGAGTATCGTATGTGTGGGGAAATTAAGGTTGTATCACAGAAAAGTGAGGAATGAATATGTATAAACCAATAGATAAAATGTCTGATTATGAGGCACAACAATTTATAGAAAAAGCAACAATAAGATTAAAAGAAACTGCCTATGCCAGAGGCTATAAGGATGGATTTAACGATGCAAAAAATGCGGGGTATTTTAAGCAACCTGTAATAGAGGATAGAAAGAACAATGAACCTATGCAAGTACATGAAAGCGAGGATAAGGAATGACCGAAGAACAGACAGAATTATGTGCAAGAATAAAGCTGGTGCTTGTCGCAGCAATAGTTAACATGAGAGACGATGCCATTTGGGAGCTGATAGAAAAGGCATACAAGGAGGTGCAGGATGCAGATAGTGATTGATATACCCGAAGATGTGTACAAAAGAACGGTGTTCTATCGTGAATTTAGGGATTTGAGTGATTGTGTAGCGACCATTAAAGCATTAGAAAAGGCTATACCACTACCAGAACATCACGGCAGACTGATTGATGCGGATGCGTTATATAGTAGTCTTATGTTTCCATCACAGCAATTTGCAAAGGCTTATAAAGAGACACTTGATGATGCGCCGACAATTATTGAAGCTACGGAGGAGGTTGATTGATGATCCATTACGGAGACATAACTAAAATTCACGGTGACCAGGTGCCGGCGGTACACGTTATCACTGGCGGCAGTCCCTGCCAGGATTTGAGCGTTGCTGGAAAAAGGGAGGGATTAAAAAAGAAATGCCATAATTACATAACTTGTGGCTTTGAAACAGACGCTAATTCTGAATTAGAGCGCTGTCCGTGGTGCGGTTCATATCTTGATTTAACAAGATCCGGCTTATTTATGGAACAGATAAGAATAGTAAAGGAGATGAGAGAAAATGACAGACGAAATTATGCAGGGGCAGATAATGCTGACAGACTTATTAGGCCAAGATTCATGGTCTGGGAAAATGTCGCAGGAGCCTTCAGTTCAAATTCCGGCGAAGATTTCAGAGCCGTCCTCGAAGAAACCGCAAAAGTTGCAGACAAAGATGCCGTTATTCCTGGACTTGAGGGCGGAAAATGGAGTCCGTGCGGGTGCATACTGGGAAACGGATGGTCTATCGCTTGGCGCTTACATGATGCACAATATTGGGGAGTTCCACAAAGACGAAAACGCATATGTTTATTGGCTGATTTCAACGGAGATACCGCAGGAAGAATACTGTTTGAATTGCAGCGAAAAACCCTTGAAAGAGATACAGAGCAAGCTATCGTGGATATTGGAGCAGAATCCCGATCCGAAGTACAATCTGTCAGCAAAGGCGTGTCTGGGGATATTGAGACGTGCGGAGAAGAGGGGAAAGACGCTGCCGCCGATGTTGGATCAGGCGTTGAGGAAACAGGCAGGAGTGTAGTTTATGGCATATCGGCTTATGATAGCAATTCCATGAAATCGGGAAATCCACACAGCGGAATATATGAGGCAGACACAAGCAGAACACTTGACCTAAACGGTGGTAATCCCGGTTGCAATCAGGGTGGCATGGCGGTTGTCTGCCTTGAAGGTAACGGTCAGAGAGAATCCCACAAGGGGGACGGCTATAAGGAAAGCGATACCATGTATACGCTGAATACCGTTGAACAGCACGCTGTATGTATAGAAAACCATCCGGCAGACAGCCGTGTGAAGATATCTGAAGATGGTGTATGTCAGACACTTTCAGGGCGTATGGTAACAGGCGGTGGTAACGTGCCGATGGTAATGGGAACGTATCAGGAAACCACGGGAAGTCTGTGTGCAAGTGGTTATGATAAGTTAGGCACACAAGAGGCCGCTAACGATATGTTTGTTGTGCAGAGTAACTGGGATGGATCGCAGGTATCTCCTACACTTACGGCAAATAACGCTAATGGTTCGCAGAGAATGCCGGACAAGGATAACTTTAATGCGGTAATACAGGCTATAAATGGTGATATAGCAGGTACACTTGATGCAAGTTATTATAAAGGATGTGGTGAACGACAGGGTGTTGAGCGAGAGGTTGTCGCTATGACCACAGAAATGACACCGAAAATTGATGAAAAAGACAAGGGTTTTTCTTTACGTAGTAGGGATTACAAAGATCCTCAATATGTCGCTTATGGTCTTGACAGAGCATCCTATAACCAGGGGCAGAATGCACAGTACGGCTTTGCTGTGGATGAAGAAAAGATTGGTACACAAGTTGCAAAGGGTCCGGGTGCGGTATGTTCAGCGGTTGATTGCAGAAATGGGGTTGAGGATGCAGATAAAAATGGATCATTGCAGAGTAGGTCAAGCAATAATATAAACTCGAACAATGTTTGTCGTGTGGGATCTGTTGTGCGCAGACTCACGCCCTTAGAATGTACAAGACTTCAGGGATTCCCGGACGGATGGGTTGATATTGGTGATTGGATGGATTCAAATGGGAAACTCCACAAGGACGCAGATTCTCCTAAATACAAGGCTTTAGGTAATTCCATAGCCCTTCCGTTCTGGCAGTGGATGGCGGAGAGAATGATGCCGTACCTGCCTGAAAATCCTACTATGGCAAGCCTGTTTGACGGCATAGGCGGTTTCCCGGTAGTGTTCAGCCGTGTGGGATGTCAGCCGGTATGGGCTTCTGAGATAGAGGAGTTTCCGATTGCGGTTACAAAGAAAAGGTTAGGTGAAGAATGATGATACCTGAGTGGAACAGTTTTATAAATGCGGATTGCATGGAGTATCTGAAAGAGTTTCCCGATAATTATTTTGACCTTGCTATCGTAGATCCTGTTTATGGTGATGTAACACAAGGGGGGTATATGACAAACAATAAAGGTCAGAGAATAGGAACAGGCAAAGCAAACTCAAAAGGTTATTATGCAGGTTTATGGAATCAAGAAAAGACAGGTGTAGATTATTTTCAACAGTTATTTAGAGTGTCAAAAAATCAGATTATATGGGGTGGGAATTATTTTGCATCTATGTTACCCGATTCGCAAGGATGGATAGTTTGGGATAAATGTCATCCTGAAGGTATAACTTTTGCAGATTGTGAGTTGGCTTACACATCATTTGATGTAGCTACAAGAATTTTTAAGTTTATGTGGAATGGGATGTTACAGGGTGATATGAAAAACAAAGAGTGCAGAATACATCCGACTCAGAAGCCGGTAGCCTTATATGAATGGCTATTAAACAAGTATGCAAAGGATGGTGACACGATACTTGATACTCATGTAGGCAGCGCGTCATCCCTGATAGCCTGCCGGAAAACTAATCACAAGTATATAGGTTTTGAGATAGACGAAACCTATTACCAACAGGCTAAAAAGCGGCTGGATGCCGAAAACGCACAGGTGAATGTTTTTGATTTAATTTAGATTTAACTTGACATAAAGCGACATAAAGTGACATAATAGACAGTGGGAAGGAGGTGAAAAGGATGGCTGATAATAAAGAAAAGCTATACGGTACGGTACAGGCTGCCCCGCTTTTAGGGGTAAAAGTGCGTACAGTAAGGCAGTGGATCAGGGATGGAAAACTCAAAGCATTTAAGCTCCCCGGCAGTATCCGCTGGAAGGTATCTGAATCAGAGATACAGAGAATACTCAATAACAAAACAGAGGGTTAACAAATTATGTATGAAAATGTACCAGAAGAATTAAAAAAATTAAAATGTTGGGTAGCGGCTGATAATTCTAAAATACCTGTTAATCCTAATACGGGGCGTAATGCACAATCCACTAATCCTAATACCTGGGGAACATTTGAAGAAGCTGTAGCAGCAAAAGAAAAATATAAACTTGATAATATCGGTTTTGTTTTTTCAGATAGTTTTCCGTATTTTGGAGTTGACCTGGATCACTGCATGGATAACACGGATTTTGTTGATGAGTTTGTGGAAACGTTGCAGAGTTATACCGAGATAAGCAAGAGTGGAAATGGGATTCACATAATTTGCAAGGGTAAATTGCCGGACGGTGCAAGGCGCCGGGGTGGTGTTGAGATGTATAGCTCCGGCAGATACTTTATCTGCACGGGCAATGTATATAACGAAAACTATCTTACAGTTAAGGATTGCACGGAGTCTATCAAAGTCCTGCACAGCAAGTATCTTCCTACAATGGTTCCCAAGGCTGAAATTACCACACGTAATGTGGTTGTTGATCTTGAGGATTCTGAGGTTATAGACAAGGCACGCAACTGCAAAACTGGGTACTTGTTCGCCGCATTATATGAGGGTAACTGGCAGGGGGTGTTTCCGTCACAATCCGAGGCAGACCTTGCATTTTGTAATCAGCTTGCATTTTGGACTGGGCGTAATGGCGCACAGATGGATAGGATATTCAGGACATCCGGCTTGATGCGTGCTAAATGGGATCAGAAAAGAGGCTCCAACACCTACGGACAGATAACCATAGGCAAGGCTTGTGCTAACTGTAGCGAGTGCTACGAGCCGGGAAAGTATGGCGATGATAGTTCGCTTGCCATAGCTTTTTTCGGGGGTAAATCGGGGCAATCTGGGGCGATAACGGCTGAAAAAAAAACCTATGATATGACCGACACGGGCAACGCGCACAGGATGTATGACAAGTACGGCAAGGTTATCAGATATTCCTATAACCGCAAGAAGTGGTACTTCTGGACTGGCAAGCAGTGGATTCTGGATGAGATGGGCGAGGTTAAAAAGTTAGCAGATGATATCTGCGAAGACCTGAAAAAAGAAGCATGGAATATCCAGGATGAAGAAGCACAGGAACAGATGTTCAAGTTTGCAAAATCTACGGCCAACACCACACGTAAAGAGGCAATGGTTAAGGAAGCTCAGCACTTGAACGACATACCTGCAAGCCCGGATGATTTTGATAGCTATACCGATTACCTTAATTGCCAGAATGGAATCATAAATCTGCGGAACGGGGAGCTTATGCCACATGATCCTAATTTTATGATGACAAAAATCTGCAACTGTGAGTATGATGTGCGCAAAAATAAGCCGGTGCGGTGGCTACAGTTCCTTGATGAAATAACCGGGGGTGACATAGATCTTATTGATTATATTCAGCGGTCAGTGGGATATTCCATATCCGGGAGCAACAGAGAACAGTGTGCGTATTTCCTTTACGGCATGGGTAATAACGGCAAGAGTACGTTTCTTGACACGATTGCGGATATGATAGGCAGTTATGCGGCTACAACACAGCCTGATACCATCATGTTACAGAGCCGCCTGGGTGCGTCCGGTGGCGGTGCTAATAGCGACATTGCAAGGCTTAAAAGTGCAAGGTTTGTAAATTGCGAAGAACCGACAGAGGGTGTGCGTTTGAATGAGGGATTGCTGAAGCAGCTTACCGGGGGTAGCAAGGTAACGTGTCGTTTTCTGTACGGTGATGAGTTTGAGTACACGCCTGAGTTTAAAATCTGGGTAGCAACGAACCACAAGCCCGTGATACGTGGTACGGATTTTGGTATATGGCGGCGTATTAAGCTGATACCGTTTGAGGTTAATATCCCTAAAGAAAAGGTGGATAAGAACCTGAAATACAAGCTGAGGAAGGAATTCCCACAAATTTTAGCATGGGCGGTTGAAGGCTGCATGAGATGGCAGCGTGACGGCCTGCATGAGCCTGAGTGCGTGCTTGAGGCCACAAAGGATTATAAGCAGGAGATGGACCTTATTGCCGGTTTTATTGAGCAATGTGTGATTATTGACTATGCATCCGATGAAAAGATTCAGGCTGCTGATTTGTTCGGTATTTATAGCAAGTGGGCGAAAGTTAATAACGAGTATGAAATGAGCAGTAAAAAGTTTTTTATGGAGATACAGAAAAAGCTCCCAGAGAAGGGCAGGAGTGGCAAGGGCATATATTATGGCAAGATAAAGTTAACTGAATATGCACTGAGCCTTGTGGGGCATCAGTACAGGATAGAAGAGTTTAAATAATAAGGAGAATTGAACATGGTAGTAACAAGCAGAAAAGAAATCAGCAAAGAAGTGTATGACAGGGCAATCGCCAACAACGGCAGGATGACAGAGGATGATGAGATTGCAATCCTGGGTGCTTACGTGTATGGTTACGGGCTGTATGGCACGGCAGTATATCAGGAAGATGGCAAGTACATGGTCAGCTTCCGGCATGGCGACAGTTGCGATTAAGGAGGTAACGGTATGACATTAGACGAAGCAATTAAATATTTCGAGGAAATGGTAGAAATAGGTGAAATCTATGAAATAAATAAAGGCATGTTAGAAGAATACAGACAGCTTGCCGAGTGGCTGAAAGAGTTGAAAGCGTACAGGGAGCAGGGCGGGGATGCTATCAACAGACAAGCGGTGCTCGAATACATTGAGGGGAGCGACGCAGAATTAGGACATAGTTCAGAAAATGAATTAGTATGTCAAGATATTAAAGAATTGCCACCCGTCACACCTCAGCCGGAAAAGATATGCGTTGCCAGTATTCACTTTGACGAGGATAAACTAAAAGAAATATGTAAAAATGCAGTTCTTACGATAGTATCAGATAACAATATTCCAACGATAGGGCAGAAGATGGGGCGGTGGATAAAGACACGGTTGGACGATGAACCCGACAAAATATGTGATGATTGTGGAACATATTGTTGGAAGTGTTCGATTTGCGGAAGTGATAAAAGCGGTTGGGGAACATATAAGCACTGCCCTGATTGTGGTACAAAGATGGAGGTGGAAGAATGACAGCATTTATTGTTTTAAGTGGGGCAGAGATATTGACCTTATGTGCTGATAAGCCTGTTACCATTTATGTTGACAAAAAGCCTTATGTGCTTTGTACGGATGAATGTTTTGAAAAGCAAAGAAATGAGCCACAGGCAGAAAGCGAGGTGCAGGAATGAGAATAGAACACAGTTTTGATTATGATGCGTATTGGCATGAAATATCTGATGAGTTTTGTGCGCATGATTCCGAATATCAAGCAAATGCTCTTAATGCCATAGGAACACAGTTTAAGATATGGTCACAGGATAAGAAAAAAACAGCAACGTATGTGCAGATGTTAGAGATAGCAGAACAGTTGAATGACAGCGGAAAGTGGTTTATCAGAACAATCTGTGAATATATGGATGGCAAGGCAGAAAGCATGGAGGTGATGCCATGAGCGAGTGGATTCCGGTCAGCGAAAGATTGCCAGATAAAAGAGGGGAATATCTTGTCACCCAAAAAACGAGTTTTTCGGATTATGTATACAGAAGTATAGCGGGCTATGCCCTTAACCTGCATGATGTGGATGAATATGATTTTGCAGATAAAAAGCGTCCGGGCTGGTATGAATACGACAGTGAGTGGGGATACCATGAGATTGATGATGTCATAGCCTGGATGCCGTTGCCGGAGCCGTATAAGGCAGAAAGTGAGGTGAAAGAATGAAAATGTTTAGTGAATGTAGTGGTGAATGTTGCGTGTGTTCTTGTGGTGGCTTCTGCTTGGCAGGACATGGGGACGATGATTTTTCCTTAGCCTCCAAAGAAAAGATTATAGAAAACTTAGACGAAGGAAAATATCCGAATTACACAGAATATATGATTAAATGTCTTGCAAATGAATACAGATACGTTTACGACGTTAAAAATGTTGGGAGAAAGAAAAAAGAAAAGCAACTAACAAATGAATAACCGGTAGAAGAAAGTTTCGGTGGGTATACATGGAAAGTTGTTGTTGCAGGGAATTGTGTTTCATGCGGAAAGTGTATAGATGATGACAATATTTTTCTATGCAATAATTGCCGAAGCAAACAAAACGCAGGAGGTGGAAAATGACAAAATTAGAACAGACAGAAAAAACGATTGATATTTTATATCAGCAGCCAAAAGAATTACCAGTAGGAACCTATGAGAAACTTGTTTGTTCGCATTTAGGTACGATAGTGTCAATGTTAGCTGATATAGCAGTCAGTTTAGCGATTATTACGGATAAGGAGAGACAGAATGACCAAGAATAAAACACATTTAGCACAGATGGCTGCAATCTATAAGTTCCGGGATTTTCAAAAAGAGTGGTTATTGAGTCATAACGACATTGAGCTATCGCCTGATACAGAAGAATTAGTGCTGTGTTTCCTGGAAGATACTACTAATTGTTTTATCCGTGAGGAGGTGGATATTGATGACTAACAGAGAAACGCTTTACAAGGCTATTGACCGCTACGGCAAAGACCACCAGATAGATATTGCCATAGAAGAAATGTCGGAGCTTACAAAGGCATTATTGAAAGACCGCAGGTATCACACAGAGCAGACTAAAAAGGATGTTACCGAAGAAATGGCCGATGTGTTTATCTGCCTGGAACAGCTTACGATCATGTATCAGAATATGTGTGCGGTAGAACAGATGGAAAAGGAAAAGTTATCAAGGCTTGAAAGGAGGATGAACGATGAACAGAAAACAGATGGTTAATGCTATCTATGATAAGGAGCGCATAAGATCCGAGCTTATCAGCAGGGAGTTATGGCAGCAGTTGGCGGAAATGACAGATGCAGAGATAGAGCAGAAATACAAGGAGATGTGCGACAATGAGACCTGAATAAAGAAAAAGAACAAAAACCACTAAAAATCACTAAAAATCATTGACAATCACTAAAGATAATGCTATTCTGTACTTGACTATAAAGGTCAGGAATACAGAATAGCATTTTTTATTAGCAAATGAATAGGAGGTATAAATATGGGACAGTTTAGTTGGCTTGATTGCAAAACACAGGAACAGGTACTTGATGATGTGAGACGTGATGTGTATGTATTGATTCCAAGAGAGTTTGGCGGTGGTCACATTAAGGAAGAGTGTTATGACGGTTATGGAAGATTCGGTGGTCATGACATCTATGATCTGGTTGTTGATTGGAACAGAGAATATCTTGAAGAGTATAGGCAGGATAACACTTTTATATGTAATTGGTTGCAGAAAAAGAAGAGTGTTGAAGATGCATTTAACACGATGGAGAAAAGAAGCATAGGAATATCTATTGCTTGTTACGATAAAGATAACGAGAGACTCCATTATCCCATTAAAATAACGCATGATCCGAATGCGGTATATGAAGAATGTTCACCATCAATGAGCGATCCTAATCAGGGTTGGGAGTTTAATGAAGATGATGAAGATGATGAAGATGATGAATGGTATTAAAAGGAGGTAAGTTAAATGATGAAGCAGATTATACCGAGTGATATTTATAGGGGATTACCTTGCAGCGTTGTGTCTGTTGGATGTGCTTGTCAGGTTGAAGATTTAAGTGGTCTATCAGCCTTTGTAAGCGATGATTTACACAATGATGGTTATTTATCCCTTGACGGCATGAACCGTCTTATAAGGGCTAACAAGAGGGTTAAAAAAACACAATACTTTAGGCGCTGGCAGCGTCCAACTCTTAAGGACTGGGCGTGTGAACATCCCGGACAGAAAGCAGTTATCTGCTTATTAGGTCATTTTATCTATTTTGACGGACAGGATTATCACAGTTTTTTTGTAAATGATAATGATCCGGTAGTAAAGGTATGGTTTCTGCTTTGACAAACTACATTATATGTGGCTATAATTAAAGCATGAATATTGAATACCTAAAAACAGAGGATTTAATCCCTTATAACAAGAACGCTAAACGACATCCATCCGATCAGGTAAAAAAGATTGCGGAAAGCATTAAGCAGTTCGGATTCCAGCAGCCTATTGTGGTCGATAAAAACAATGTAGTGATTATCGGCCATGGTAGGCTTTTGGCATCTAAACGCCTTAAATTAGCAGAGGTCCCGGTGGTTAAGGCTGATGATCTTACAGATGAGCAGATAAAGGCCTTACGGCTTGCAGATAACAAGGTGAGTGAGTCAGAATGGAACGACAGCTTCTTAAAAATAGAGCTGGATGATATCGCTGATATCGATATGTCTGATTTTGGTTTTGACCTTGATTTTGGTGATGATGACCAGGATAACAAGGATGATGACGATAACAGCAATATTTTTGGAGATCATATCCGGTCAGCATTCACACAGAATGTTTTTGAAAACCAGGAGCGCAGACAGTTCACTGCGGATAACTATTACGGCATACCGTCCATGTTTCCCACACAGACTACTGGGGATAAGATGGTCCGTTTTTGTGACTGGAATGAAGTAGAGGATCCTGAAAACTATATCGCACACTTTTATTATGACGATATTAAGTTCATGCAGGCCTGGAGAAACCCGGACAAGTATGTTGATAAACTGAGAAAGTTTAAGGCCGTTGTGTCGCCTAATTTTAGCCTTTACACTGATTTTCCGAGGATATTGCAGATTTTATCCTGCTATCGTAGACAGTGGGTAGGAGCGTACTGGCAGGAAAAAGGTCTTGACGTAATTCCTAATGTTGTCTGGGGTGATCATAAATCTTACGACTATTGTTTTTTAGGAATCCCGGAAAAGTCGGTTGTTTCAGTGTCATCTGTCGATATTATGAATAATGACGACTGGAATGGGAAAAAAGGCGATTTGTTCCGTGATGGATATAATGAAATGATGAAACGCCTGCATCCGTCAGCAATTATTTATTATGGAAATTTGTTTGATGGTCTTGAAGGTAATATTATCAGATGTCCGTCATATTATGAGCAGAAAAGAGCAATGCTGAATAAGCAGAAAGAGGTTAAGGATGGGAAGCGGTGCGAGCGGAATAAAGAGTAGCGGCCAGGTGCCTACAAAGGCACAGATCATTGATAACATGAATGAGGCACAGCTTGATATAGAGATAAAAGATACTAAGGCAGCTATTGCACGTGCTGAAAAGGCTATGAATAAAAATAACATAACTAATTCAGCAAACGCTAAAGCACTGCAAGAAGCGTTTCCTTTAGGTGTGGGCGGTGACGGGTGGTCCGAAGAGCGCAAGAGGGCAAGGGATAAGGGCTTAGAGCGTGATGCTAAAAGGGCTAAACAGTATACTGAGGCTTACAGTCAGAAACAGGCGGCGGAAGCAAGGCTTAAGAGCCTGGAGAACGCTAAAAAGCAGGTTGCCGGTACTAATAAAACATTGAGTCAGATACGAGAAGAAGCTACACAGAAAGCGATAAAAGAGACACCTACTACCCTTAAATGGAAAACTACTCAAAAGGGCGGTTGGTCAAATGGTGCCTTTGCTCCAAAGATTATATCAGCCGGAAACTTTCAGATACATGGTGAGGATGGCTTATATATGATTTATGAAAACGGTAAACAGATAGGCATGACAGACAAGTTATCAAAGGCTAAAGCATATGTTGAAAGAAGGAAAAAATAATGGGAAGCGGAATATCAGGAATAGGTAATAACTCATTCAGCAAGCAGGCCGCTGAAAATGTAAAAGGTGTAAATGGATATAATGTTGTCAGCAGTGATGGTACAAAGCTGGAATTTTTTTTCAGACTGTGGATGGTGAAACTTATTACAGTAATAGTTTAGGTGTTGTTCCTGAGCCTACACCTAACGACTGGACAGAAAAAGAGATGATAGACGCTATAAAAAATAATGGTAGCCAGGTTCAAAAATACAGCAAGTCTGAGCTTGTGAACAAGGAAGCAGAACGCTTAAAAGATAGGGAAGAAACAGAGCGGTTCTTAAATCTTGAATATGCAAGAAATAAGGGTGCAGATATAGGTGCAAAAGCATATAGAAACACTAGAAAAGCACAAAGAATAGCAAGAAGAAGGAGTTAAATTATGGGAAGTGGTATAAGTGGTATTGCAAGTGCAAATCCTTATAAAATTGATAATCCGGCAGGTATTCCGTCAAACGCCATAACGCTTGAAGAATTTTTAGATATGTTTGGCGTGGGTGATGTTGCAAGTGGTGTTGGCATTGATCGTTATGCCGGTGCTAACATGACAAGGATGACTTCTAAACAAAGACAGAAAATATTAGCTGAAATGACTACGGAAAATGAAAGCTATTATGCTAAACGTGCTGCTGTTAGGGAAAAATATAAAGAATTAACGGCAAACGGTACGATAAGAGATAAAACAAGTATTGAAAAAATAATAACAAGAGCAAACCAAAATCCTGATTTATCATCAACACAGGCTGCTCGCAGAATGGCAGAAAAAAGAAACATTGACTGGAAAACAGGGAAAAAATTAAAGGGAGATAAGAAGTAATGGGTAGTGGAAATAGCGGTTTAAATGAGAGCGATCAGAAGCCTTTAGGCGGCGGGGGGAGGGGTAGTGGTATAAATCCTGTTACCGTTTATCCGTTTAAGACAAGTCCTCAGGATTTAAAAGAGACGTTAGGAACAAAGGGCAGAAATATCGGCGTTGTAAAGGCCTTAGAAGGTGCAAATCCGTTCTATAGTGGTGGTACAGATGGTGACTTTACAGAAAACTGCCAACGTGCTGTTATAGCTTATGAGGCAAGGCGAAGAGGTTATGACGTTGTGGCATTGCCTACTTATGAGGGTGATACTTTGCCATCTGGCAGCAAGTGGCGTGGTGCGTTTATGCACGGCAAGACAGTGAACGTAGGTTCAACAAATCCCAAAACAGCACAGGCTAATCTTGAAAAGGAAATGAAGTCATATGGAAATGGCGCAAGGGGTATTGTAACTATTCCCGGTCATGCTTTTAATGTTGAAAACGTGAACGGCAAGATTAGGTATGTGGATGCACAGACTAATACTGTTTACAATTCCAATAACGTATTTTCCAGGTTAGGAAGAACAGCATCTCAGGTGACTTTAATGCGGACAGATAATCTGAGGTTTTCTGACAGAGCTAAAAAGTCCGTAACACCTACTACAGATACTACAAGAATGATCGTGGTGCGAAGAAAGAATAAGAGGTGATAATATGTTGACTTATGAAACATGCAAGAATGTGGCTATTAAAAAGGCGGAGTCTTTTAACAATTCTATAAGCAAGGCATATATCCTGAATGGAAATTATGTCTTTGATTCTGATGTGGAATGTATGGGGGTTCTTCCTGTTGTTGTAAGCAGAAAAACCGGCGAAACTATAGGTTTATGGAAATATCTGTATAACAATAACTTGTGTATGGATGATATGAAGGAAATTGACCTTGAAAAAGGTGCTTGAGAGGTGAGTTATGGGTAGTGGTGTTAGTGGCTTATCTGGATCTTCTCTTTCTGCGGAAGAAAAAAAGAGGATAACGGATGGCATAATCAATCACACAAAAGAGCAGAACGATGGTGCTGCTAACCATTATTTATCAGCTATAGCTAAGGAGAAAAATTCTCTTGACGGCTACGAAAAGGCTGAAAAGGTAGGCATGATAAGACGTGATGATCCAAGATGGGAATACCATGAGAGTGCTTATAAATCTTTAGTTAGTCAGTATGATTTTTTCAAAAAAGAACGTAAAAGGTTGAACAAGTAGGTGATGCTTATGCCGGTACAAAGAGTTGATAGTGGCTACAGATGGGGTAAATCTGGTAAAATATACAAGGGCAAGGGTGCTAAGGCTAAGGCAGAAGCCCAGGGGCGTGCTATCCGAGCAAGCCAGAAAAGAAAGAAGAGGTAATCATTATGGGGAGTGGTGTAAGTGGAATAAATGCTACTGCAAATTTAATGCAGAATGCTACTGCAGCTTATGATGAAGCAAGTAAAAGCTATACTGTAAGCTATACACCCTTTGCGAGAGGCCAAATATCTAAAACTGATGCCGGACAAGTGTATAAAGCGGCTAAAAATAATAATATTGATGTTCCTAAAGAGTTTATCTCATACTTGTATGATGAAACAAAAAGAGACTGGAGAGGGGCAGGACAAAGATACAGCGGAATGGGTTATCTGTTCTATGATAGAATATATAATGCCACACACGCTTTATTGAATAATGATTTTAGTACGGCACAAAAAGCCTTAAATGCGGCTATTGATTATCATAAGAGAAATGAAAAGGGGTGATTCCATGGCAAGAAAACCTATGGGCAGACCGAAAAAAGAATTTGATAAAAAAATATTTCAAGATTTGGTCGGTTTAGGTTGCAGTCAGGAAGAAATTTGCTGGTTTTTCCGAGACGAAACAGGAAAATCAGCCAATATTGACACTTTGACAAGATGGTGCAAACGTGAGTTCGATATGACTTTTCAAGAGTATTTCAGACAAAATGGTTGCATGATGCTCAAAATACAGTTGAGAAGAAATCAATTAAAGTTATCAGGTTCATCGGCTGCTATGGCTATTTTCTTGGGTAAAAATTACTTAGGACAGACGGATCATGTTGAGGTTGAGGATACAAGCGCACTTGACAAGTTAGATTCTATTCTTTCAGAGGTACGTGCTAATGCAATTCAGCAGTCTACAGAATGAGTTTATAGCAAATGCTAACAGGCGCTATAATTTTAAGATAGGCGCAGTGCGTTCGGGTAAGTCCTTTGTTGATATTGCGTATCAGATTCCGGCAAGGCTTAGGGCTGTTAGGGATGAGCCGGGGCTGAATGTTATCATGGGCGTGTCGAAAGAAACCATTGAGCGGAACGTGTTGCAGCCTATGAGGGAAATTTATACAGATGCACTTGTGGGAGGCATAAATTCACGCAATCAGGCGTGGGTTTGTGGCTCTTTGGTTTATTGTCTGGGTGCTGAAAAGCTAAACCAGGTATCGAAAATACAGGGTTCAAGTATCAAGTATTGCTACGGTGATGAGATTGCAAAATGGAACAAAGAAGTGTTCCATATGCTGCAATCACGACTTGACAAGCCTTATTCTAAGTTTGATGGAGCTTGTAACCCTGAATATCCCGGTCATTGGCTTAAAGAGTTTCTTGAGCGTGAGGATATAGATCTTTATCTGCAAAAGTACACAATCTTTGATAATCCGTTCTTAGATCCCGACTTTGTTGAAAACCTTTGTAAAGAATATGCAGGGACCGTTTATTATAAGCGTTATATTCTGGGTGAATGGGCGATGGCTGAGGGTCTTATTTATCCTATGTACGCTGAGGTTATTGCAGACGTTCCTAACACGCTTTGTGACAGGTATGTATTATCAGTTGACTACGGCACACAGAACGCCTTTGCAGCCCTTTTATGGGAATTACACGGGGGTATATGGTATGCTACTATCGGCTATTACTATTCCGGCAGAGATATGGGGGCAAGTAAGACGGATGACGAATACTTGACAGATCTGGACAAGCTGCTTGAAAGCGTACCGAAACCGCTTGAAGTTATTGTCGATCCGTCTGCAGCGTCATTTATCACGTTATTGCGGAAACAGAACCACAGATACAAGGTAAGACCGGCAATCAATGACGTTATGGACGGTATCCGTGAGACGGCTGTAGCAATGCAGCGTGGCCTGATTAAAGTCAGCCCTTATATCAAGGACTGGAAAAAAGAGGTTGAGGGCTATGTATGGGATGAGGATTCCGTGGAAGATAAGCCCGTGAAAGTAAACGATCACTTTATGGATTCCATGCGCTATTTTGTAAAAACGCTGGGAATTGCTAAAATAAAGACAAGTTATAATCCTATTTTCATGCACTAATGGAGGTATTTTATGCGCACTTATGAGGATTTATTGAAAGTTGCTGATACAGACGATGCCCGGATGGACTTCGTTTTATCGACTATTTTTGACCACAAATCCACAGACATATACAAAGAGGCAGACGTGGCATATGATTATTTTTGCCGGAGAAACAGAACAATCATAGAATATCAGAAACTGCTTTACACGCTATCCGGTGAGGCCGTTCCTGATAACTTTTCTGCTAATTACAAGTTCTGCAATGCGTTTTTTAGGATCTTTACCATGCAGGAAATAAGCTATCTGCTTGGTAACGGTGTAACGTTTGGGGATGACAAGACAAAGGAAGCTCTGGGTGGTCCTAAGTTTGACCGGGTACTTGTCAAAATAGGCACTATGGCCCTTTGGGGTGGTGGTGCGTTCGGATTCTTAAACAAGGATCATGTTGATATATTTTCCATGCGTGAGTTCGTTCCTCTTTTCAGTGAAGAGGATGGAGCTTTGCACGCCGGAATTAGATGGTGGCAGGTGGATTCTACTAAGCCACTGAGGGCGACTCTTTACGAAGAGGACGGTTACACGGATTATATCTGGAATTATAACAAGGACGGGGAGCGTGTTGGATCGGTTCAGCACGTCAAGCGTACATACCGTGAAATTGTGGTCAGCACGCCTGCAGACGGTGAGGAAATCCGGGACGGGGAAAACTATCCCGGATTCCCTATTGTGCCGTTATGGGCTAATCAGGAGCGTCAGAGCGAGCTTGTAGGTTTACGTGAGAAAATAGACGGCTATGATCTTTTATCATCATCCCTTGCAAGCACGATTGACGATGCAAGCTTGATTTACTGGACGATAACCAACAACACAGGTGGTATGGGTGGTATGGATGACGTGGATCTTGCTAAGTTCGTAGAGCGTATGAAGGTAGTTAAGGCAGCCGTAGTAGACGATGCAGGCGCACACGCTGAGGCACATACCCTGAATGTACCCTACCAGGCACACCAGACGGCACTTGCCATATTACGTGATAGCTTGTATGCAGATGCAATGGCACTTGATACCGACAAAATTTCTGCAGGGAATGTGACCGCAACGGCTATCGAGTCAAGTTATGCTAATCTTGACCTTAAATGTGATGATTTTGAGACGCAGGTTACACAGTTCATTGAGGGACTGCTTAATCTGTTAGGGATAGAGGATGAGCCTACTTACAAGCGAAACCGTATAATCAATACCGGGGAAGAGACGCAGATGGTTCTTTCTGCAGCACAGTACCTTGATCCTGAAACCGTGCTCAAGCACTTGCCGTTCTTGTCACCGGATGAGATTGATACTGTTATGGAAAAGCTGAAAGAAGCCGAAGCAGCACGATATGAACAGGAACAGGAACAGGCGATGTCTAATGCGCAGGGTGGTGAGATTGAATAATGGCAGATGAAGCAAGGGAATGGACAGACGAAGAGCTTGCGGACCTTGAAAAAGAGCTTACAAGGCTTTATAAGCGTGCTAATAAAGAGATCACGGCTGAATGGCGGGCGTATATGGAGTGCACCGCCACGGCTGTATCTGCTTTATGGTTTGCTTATCAAAATGCACATGATGTTCAAGAAAAAGCCGATGCTTTGCAGGCCTACCAGGATGCCGTAAAAAGCCGGACTTTAGGAGACCAGCGTTACCGGGCTATGGTACGGCAGACCACAAAAAGGCTTGCAAGGGTTAATCAGATTGCAGCTGATTATATCAATGGGCGACTACCGGATATATATGATGTGAATTACCGGCAGATTGCAAGGGATTTTGTCAATGCAGGCTATACCGTGCCTACAGGGACCATGTGGGATATCAGAAATGAGAATATGATGCGTGACCTTGCTACCGGCAAAGTGGGGCTACCGGGGGCAGTTCCTCCCTTGAAACGTAAACTGAACGAGGCAAAGGATATGGCCTGGAATATGAGACAGATAGATTCAGCCGTTCTGCAAGGTATATTGCAGGGTGAAAGCATAAAGGATATGTCGAAGCGTATTTTGCCAATTGTCAACAACAATAAGGATTCCGCCATCCGGGCAGCACGCACCATGACCACGGCAGCAGAGAACATGGGAAGGCAGGATGGCTATGACCGTTTTGAAGCTATGGGCGGGGTGGTTAACAAGGTATGGATTGCAACGCCTGATAAACGTGTCAGAGACTGGCACTTGTCAATGGACGGACAGGAAGTAGGGATACACGATAAGTTTGTAGACGGCAACGGTGATAAACTTATGTATCCGGGCGATCCTACAGCACCGGGGCGCACCGTATGGAATTGCAGATGCACCATGCGATCACAAATTATAGGCTACAGACGGCCAGACGGCTCAATACAGCCCGTGAAACGATATGAGCATACTGGACTGCACCAGACACAGATAAAGGCTGAAAAACGGCGCAGAGAGGACAAAAAAGCAAAGAAGGAGACCGGGGATGGCAAAAAGTGATATAAATATTACGGTTGTAAGCCATGTGGATGAGTTCATGGAGCAGGTGGTGGAAAAGATGCCACTTATCCTTCAGGGCGTTGGTCAGGTTGCAGAGGGGTACGCTAAGGATGATTGTCCGGTGGATACCGGATTACTGCATAACTCTTTGACTTATGCCATAGCTGGGGAACCTCCGGTTATATCGTCTTATAGTGCTGATAAAGAGGATGAGCATGGGGTTATACAGACCGGCACATATGATGGAGCCATGCCCGCAGACGATAACCCACAGAATTATTCTGTTTACATAGGCTCTAATGTCAAGTATGCACCGGCTCAGGAGTATAACGACACATTCCACCACAATGTAGGCAAAGCTCATTTTATCCGTGATGCACTTCAGGATCATAAATCAGAGTATAAAGACAATATCGAGGCAATTCTGCTCACAATTCCCTATACACAAAAATCATAAATTTTCACTAATTTTCATTATTTTTGCCGGGTGTAAAAATCCGGCATTTTTTATGCTTATCCTACACTCGAACAAGTGTTCAGGGGGGGGTATATGCGCTAAATCACGATTTAATAAACATATGTTCGATAAAAATTAGTGTAGGAACGTGTATGATGGTGAATTATCCTACATTCTGGTTACTTGTAAAAACCACTAAAAATCATTAAAAAAAGTCAATGGTTTTTAGTGGTTTTTGGTTGCTATTATTTATATATATTTATATATATTTATTTTTATTTATTTTTTTTATGTAGCATTTTTAATAAATATAAAATGGATAGAGAAAAAGAAAAGCTATATAGAACTTAATATAGGAGAAGCCCTTTATGCTACATCCTGCACAGGTATCCTACATATCGAACAAGCGTTTGTTTAGTGTGGGCATAAAATCCGTGTTGACATCCAAACATTTGTTGTGGTATCCTTTGCCCAAAGGGGCGATGAAATGTTCCCTGGAAAAAACAATCTAATCCCGAAGTATTGGGACCGAGGAAAAGGAGATTTTATATGGCACTCACAAGAAAAATGTTAGCAGCGATGGATATTCCGGCAGAGAAGATTGACGAGATTATATCAGCACACACTGAGACGGTATCGGCAATCAAAGAAGAGCGCGATTCTTACAAGGCCGATGCAGCAGAGTTAGCAGATGTGAAAGCTAAGCTGGCTGAGGCGGAAAAGAAGATAAGCGATGCTGATTCAGCCGGATGGGAGCAGAAATATACAGCTCTCAAGAGCGAGTATGACGGCTACAAAACAGAGGTTGAAAATAAGGCCGCAAAAACTGCTAAAGAAACTGCTTACAAGAAGCTGCTTGCTGAGGCTGGCATATCCGAAAAGAGGATTGCAAGCGTAATGAAAGTGTCAGACCTGGATTCAGTGAAAATGAACGCAGACGGCACTATCCAGGACAGTGAAAAGCTGATTGAGGGTGTCAAGACAGAATGGGCTGATTTTATCGAGACCAAAAAAGAAAAAGGGGCTAATGTTCCTAAACCCCCTGCAAACAACGGCGGAGAAGATGACAAGAAGCCCAGCAGGGCAGCTAATATGGCGGCTCAGTATTATGCAGAACATTATGGCAATAAACCGAAGGAGGATTAAACCATGAGTTTTATCGGCAAAGGTACAAAGGGTACGACTTATGCACCCGGTTACATCCTGGCATTCGATGATGAGGGATGTGTAAGAGAGACAAGAGAAATTCCTGAAGCTATGGGCGTAGCTGTAGAGGATGGTACAAAGTATGTGCCTATGGGAACAGCTTTTCCCTCTAACGATGGCAACGCTATCGGCCTGCTTTATGAGGATGTTGACGTTACTACCGGCAATATGCCTGGCTCAGTTATCACAAAGGGACAGATTTACGAGGACAGACTTCCTGTTGCACTCGATGCTTCCGCAAAGACAGCACTTGAGGGCAGGGGTTTTGTATTCGTTGCATCTGCTCCGGCAGTTGAAAGACCGTACTAAGGAGGTAAACGACAATGGCAGATAGATGGGAAGATAACATTTTCGGTAAGGTATCAAAAGAGGACTGGCTCAATGTCGGCGCACAGGTTCCTACAAGACAGAACGATCCTATAGACGGACTTTTTGGAGATGACAAGACAGATAATCTTGTTGCAAAGTGGGAAAGCATTTCATCCGAGTACGGAATCCCTGTAATGGCTCAGTTCCACGGATTTGATACCGAGGCACTCAAGACATTCCGTGTGCCTATCGACACTCATAACATTGAAAAAGGCCTTATCAAGGTTAAGATCAACCAGTCCGAGAGACTTAGAGCGCTCAGAAACAAGGGCATTCAGGGCGATCAGGCACTGTATGACTATGTACTGCAGGACGGTATCAGACTTGCAGACCAGGTTATAACCCGTACAAAGGTTGCTAAGAATGAGCTTATGGCTACTGGTTTTGTAACCATCAAGGAAAACAATCTTGGCCTTACCGTTGATTACGGTGTAAAGAACCAGCACAGGAGTTTCACCCTTGACCTTACACAGGATGCAGACGTTGCAAGCCAGATTCAGGAGATTATCGACTACGCAACAGATGAGGGCGTGACCATCAATGGAATGATGACCAGCAAAAAGAACCTCACAAAGCTCCGCAACAACAGATATCTCCAGACAGCTATCAACGGCAACATAGGGGCAGGCGCACTGCTTACAAGCAGACAGCTTGAGGATTATCTTTCTGATGAGTTCGGTATTGATACCATCGTCACAAATGACCTTAAGTACGGCGCAAGTGCTTCTATCGGTGAGGATGATAGGCCCGTTATCGAACAGCATAAGTATTATCCTGAAAACAAGATCACTTTCTTTGCTACTAACCCTGGCGGAAAGCTTGGTACAGGTTTGTGGGGTGAGTCGCCTGAGGCAGACGCTTCAAGCTTCTACGATGTAAGCACATCTGACATTTCACCGTATGTATACATCATGCAGTGGATGGAAAAGGATCCCGCTGTTCTTTGGACAAAGGCAAGCGGTCTGTTCATGCCCGTACTGTATAACCCTGATTCACTGTTTATCGCTACTGTTGGCGATGAGTATCTGAGCAAGGCTACTGTTAACGCAGAGGACCAGGCTACAAGCGTATTCGATGTGGCTGTAAGTTCCATCCAGAGTGCAGATACAGCCGTTGCTAACGGTGCTGTAACCGGTACACTTTACAAGCAGACAGGCGTTAATCCTCTTACCGCAAAGTGGGGTGAGGGATACTTCCTGGTGCTTAAGTGGTCCGATATCGACTCTAACGCTAACAGCATAAAGGTTGGTCTTGAGCCTTCAATGGGTACAGGATTTGTTGAGTGCTTTGATGACACTGACAGAAACGGTGTATTCAAGATCATCAACAAGAACATCCAGAAGTTCAAGATTATCGTTTCTGACGGGGAACACAGCAGAGTACAGACTCTTGACCTTTCCGGCTTAACGCTTGACTAATGGAGGTGCTTTATGGTAGTAGTAAACGCTATTCAGTACGGTATCTCAAGGAAAAAGGCAGTACAGGTTCAGCCTGAAAAGGCTGAGCCTGAAAAGGCTGAAAAACCTGAAAAGGCTGAGGGTAAGAAAAAAGCTACAAAGGAATAATCAATCGGAGGCGGTGTGATGCTACTCAATACGGTATGTGCAGAAATCAGGAATTACTTTACCTTTGAAAAGGATAAGCATTTTGGTGATTTTACTATCGTAAATGGCGAGATCACACCGTCTTTTGATATTTCCACGGACTATATACGCATAGTCGGAAGCCATCTTAATGACGGGGTGCATAAGCGTGGCGAGAATGGTTTTGAGCTGATAGACGAGGCGGAATTTCATGGGGCTGTATGGGTGATGAGTCCACCGGCTGATTTTCTTGAGTTAGTCGCAAAGATGGAAGCATGGGAAGCAAAGTATTGTGGTATTGATTCCCAGGCCATGAGTCCTTTTAATTCCGAGTCGTTTGGTGGGTATTCTTATTCAAAGTCTGGGGGCGGAAGCGGTTCAGGATCATCATCCGGGGCCGCAGACGCTATCGGGCTTTTTTCCAGACAGCTTAATCAGTATAGGAGGATAAGATTATGAGCCTGCTTACTGATGCAATGGAAGATTGTGTTATAATGGATAAGACCACACAAGCAGACGGCTACGGGGGTTATAATACCGTGTACGTGCCTGGTGCAGAGCTTAAGGCTGCTATCGTGCTTAATACGTCTATGGAGGCTAAAGTGGCTGAGAAACAGGGTGTAACAGCTTTGTATACCATTACCACTGGGAGAGGAATAAACCTGCAGTATCACGATGTAATCAAACGTGTGCGTGATGGCAAGATATTCCGTGTTAAGTCTGATGGCGATGACAAGTACACGCCACAGAGCGCCACGCTGGATATGAGACAGGTGAGTGCGGAGGAATTTGTTTTACCAACATGAGTATATCAGAGGTTTTATACAATTTTTGGAGCGGTTTTGGGTTATCTGCTTATGATGAAAATACTGTTCCCGATGAGGCCGTGATTCCGTATATCACTTACGAAACATCCGATGATTTTTTTGGTTCGGACCGTTCGTTATCAGCTTCTATCTTTTATCGTTCACCGTCCTGGGTGGATGTGACACAGAAGGAGCAGGAAATTGCTGAGTATATCGGCAGGGGTGGAAGGATGCTGGCGTGTGATGGTGGCGCTATATGGATAAAACGTGGATCGCCCTGGGCGCAGAGAATGGCTGAACCATCCGACAGTATGGTGCGTAGGATAGTCCTAAATTACGAGATAGAATTTATCAAATAGGAGGTAAAAGCAATGAAATATACGAGAATTCCCGAAAATACTTTCAAGGAATTACAGATGAATGCCGGTATTCTTGCAAAAGATTTTGATCCGGCTACAGGCGAGGTTGCAGAGGTTGATCTTTTTGGTGCAACAACAGGCGGCTTGTCTTTCAGCGATTCAATGAGCTGGGTGGATTTAGGTGAAGATATCGATAATTGTCCGAAGGACATGATGGAGCTTAAAAAACTCGATAAACATGAGGTTAAGGTTAGCGGAACATTCGTTACCATGAATCCCGAAACAGCGCACATTCTTGCAGCGGCAGCAGATGCAGACGAAAACGATCCCGGTCATATCATACCGAGAAATGATGTACTACTTTCAGACTTTCAGGATGTGTGGGTAATCGGTGACTATTCCGATGTCAACGAGGATAGCACAGAAGGCAATGCTGGATTTATAGCAATCCATCTTATGAATGCGCTGAACACAGGCGGTTTTCAGATTAAGACAGCGGATAAAGCTAAAGGACAGTTTGCTTTTGAGTTTACCAGCCACTATTCCATGAACGCACAGGACACCGTGCCTTATGAGCTGTATGTGCGTGTAGGTGGTGGTGAGGCTACACCTACTACACCGAGCGTAACGCTTGACAAGGATACGCTTGCACTCACTGTAAGCGGAGACAGTGCAACACTTGTTGCTACTACCGTTCCGGCTGGTGAAACTGTAACCTGGACATCATCTGATGAGAACGTTGCAACAGTTGCTGCCGGTGTTGTTTCGCCTGAGGGCGCAGGAACAGCTACGATCACGGCTTCAATTACTGTTGACGGACAGACATACACAGATACTTGTGCGGTAACAGTTACGGCATAAGCTTCATAAAATACACACAATAGGGGCAGGATAAAACCTGCCCCAAAATCAAAAAAAAAGAATGGAGTGAGAGAATGAAGAAATTATCCGATTACAAAGATGACGAAGCATTAGAATTGTGGGGAGACCTTATGGAGCCTATAATGACCATGCTTGCTGATGAAGAAGTACAGAAAATCTATAAATCCGGCAAGCCAAAGGTTTTTATTGCTACAGAACTTCTTAAGAGTCATAAGAAGGAAGTATCACAGATTCTGCTGAGGATAGATCCTACACCGCTTGACGGTATAAATATCGTTATAAGGCTTGTGGAATTGTTAACAGATTTCAGCAAAGTACCTGAGTTAGCAAGTTTTTTCGAGTCTGCGGGGCAGGAGCTGGGGAACACGGAGGGGATGTAATCCGTATATACTGGCTTGCTTACGGTGAATATCGTGGCAAAAGAGCTTTAGGACCATTCTTGCGGTATGTTATAGCACGGATTGAAGAAGATACCCGTGAGATGACATACCGTTTTTATGTTACCACTTGCCTGCAAAATATCCCGCAACAGAAATACACAACAGTTAGTTTTTATGATATTCTATATCCGAAGCCCGAAGATAATCGTTCCGCAGAAGAAATAGCAGCAGATGTTATTGCAAAGGCGGGGCTTATTGTGAGGTAGTTTTATGAATGTTATTGAGATTTTTGCAAAATTTGTAATGGATACGTCAAGCCTGGATGATGGCTTGAAAGATGCTGAAAAAAAGACATCATCCTTTGGATCTGCTATCGGTTCTGGGCTTGCTGGGGCTGCTAAGTTAGGGGCTGCAGCGCTTGCTACAACGGCTACAGCGGCTATAGGAGCCGCTACAGCTATCGGTGCCGTGGCTAAACAGTCAGCAGATGCTTATGCTCAGTATCAGCAGTTACAGGGTGGTGTTGAAACACTTTTCGGTGATGATACATCCATTAAGGTTCTTGAGAATGCCTCTAATGCTTACAAAACAGCTGGAATGTCAGCTAATCAGTACATGGACACTGTTATCAATATGGCAGCGTCTTTGAATAAGGCCACAGGTGATACCGAAGAGTCTGCAAGGCTTGCAGATGTGGCTATTACTGATATGGCTGATAATGTCAATAAAATGGGTACATCTATGGAGATGGTACAGAATGCGTACCGTGGATTTACCCGTGGTAATTTTACTATGCTTGATAACCTGGCTCTGGGCTATGCCGGTACTAAAGAGGGCATGGAAGAGCTGCTTGCAGATGCAGAAAAAATATCCGGCATAAAATACGATATCAGTTCTTATGCTGATATTGTTCAGGCGATCCATGTTGTGCAGACAGAGATGGGCATTACTGGTACAACGGCAGCAGAGGCATCTGAAACCATCTCAGGTTCCGCTGGTGCTTTAGCTGCTGCCTGGGACAACCTTATATTAGGGCTTGCAGATTCAAATGCTGATTTGGGTGAGTTGGTAGATAATGTGGTTCAGAGTGCAAAGACAGCATTTACTAACATTATACCTGCATTTACTCAGGCTGTTCGTGGTATAGGTGATTTAGTAGGACAGATTGCACCAGTGATAGCGGATGAATTGCCGGGGCTTGTAGATCAGGTATTACCACCATTGCTGGATGCAGCGTCATCTCTTATATCAAGCGTTGTTACTGAGGCTATTCCTGGGCTGTTAGGTGTTCTTGAGCAAAATTCTGATATGCTTATGAGCAGTTTCATGGGGATAATTGATACTGTCCTTAACGGACTGTATGAATTTGTGGTAAAAGATTTAGATTCCCTCTTGACAACGCTTGTTGATAATATCATAACCCCGCTTTTAGCTGAAACACCACACCTCTTAGCGACTTTAATAAATATCGCAGGGCAGGTGATATCATCACTTGCGACTCAGTTGCCGGCTTTAATCACTGTTTTGGTGCAGACTATTGTAGATTTACTTGGTGTGGCACTGGCTGAAGATAATATCACATATTATACGGGAATTGCACTTGATATTATTAAGGCTTTGGCGGAAGGTCTGCTTAATGGAACATCTATATTGTTAAAGGCTTTGCCTGATATAATTGAGGGACTTACGAGTGGTTTGTTAGGATCGTCAGAAATGATTGCTACGACTCTTATGACCGAGATAACCCCAATGCTTGAAAAAGCCTTGCCTGAAATATATGGTACACTTGCCACGCTGATTCCCGAATTATCAGAAAAAGTTTTGCCGTTACTTGAAAATTTTGCTACAAATGTAATTCCTCCACTTGTCGAACAGTGGGCCGGACTGCTAAAAACTGAATTACCTAAATTTATATCACTTGTTATGCCTATACTTAATGCTTTTGTTATGGGGATAGTTCAGGCAGATACACTTCTGGCAAAAACGCTTCCACCTATTATTGAGGCTCTGGCACCCTTGCTTACAGTAGTTTTTCAGGCTATAGCTGATACACTTCCGGTCACGTTGCCTATTATCGCAGACGGATTGAAAATTTTAATTGTTGCTCTGAGTGACACTTTGGTTAATGAGTACGGGCCAGTGTTCGGTGAGATGGTGAGTCGTATATTCACGGCTATCTGGAATGAGATAGTAGAACTGTGGGATACATTCGTTCAGCCTATAATCGACAAAATTGTTGAGTGGTGGGATGGCGTTAAAAGTACAGGAGAAAACAAGCTTGAAGAAATATGGACTGGAATTGAAAATAAAATCCACGAAGTATATGCTTCCATATTAGAAATTTTATGGCCTGTACTCGAAATTCTTATACCATTTTCAGATGCTGTTCAAAATTTATTTGAATCTTTAGGGCGACTTGTATCTGTAATTTTTGCTCTTGTATGGCAGACGATCAAAAATGCCCTTGAAAAAGTATGGTCAAAGACACAGGAAGTATGGCAGGCTATAATTGATTTTATTAGCCCTATTCTTGACAATATAAAGGCAAAAGTTGAGGAAATATGGACTGGTATCGTTGATTTCCTTACACCGGTTACAGACGGCCTAAAAACCACAATAGATGAGGCGTTTCAGTTTATTTACGATAATGCCGTTCAGCCGTTGCTTGATCTTAAAGATAAAATCGAGGAAATTTTTAACGGAATCAAGGATTTTATTCTTGAATTTGTCGATGGCGCTTTGAACTGGGGCGGTGATATGATTAAAAACTTTTCCCAGGGAATAACTGATGGTCTTGGTGATTTAAGTGGTGCAATAGATACAGTTACCGGAAAGTTATCAGCAAACCTTGAACATTCCGTACCCGATGAAGGCCCGTTGTCAGATGACGACAAGTGGATGCCCGATATGATGCAGAGCTTTGCTAAAGGTATCAGAGATAATACAGCACTTGTTGATAATGCTATTACTGATGCTTTTAATTTTAAAGGTATGCTTGGTGGAAACGGTACTCCTAATGGTGGTGGACTTATCACACCTACAGCCACACAGCCGATAACGATTGTTCTTGAGCTTGATAAACAGCAGTTCGGAAAAATCGTGTATAATATGAATCAGGCAGAGACACAGCGTGTAGGTGTAACGCTTGGAAAGGAGGCTTTCGCATGACTTATCAGGGCATAACGATTGACGGCACGACTTATAGTTTTTTCTGTGACATAGACCGTGAAGCGGAAGTACAGTATAGCGATTTGTCAGGACAGCTTATGGATAAGAATTATTTTGCTGATCCGGTTGCCACGTATTTAAGCTATACGCTTTCAGTAGTTGTGCCGCTTACCATGCTTAATCAGTATGATGAATTTTATGAGGTGCTTACAAATCCGGTTGCGGAGCATACGGTCATCCTACCTTATGGCCAGGGAACGAGGGCTATTAAGGGCAGAATTAAGACTATATCCGACAGATATTATAAAGGTATATGGCGGGGTACAAAGTTTACAGTTATATCTAACAAACCATTGAAGGTGCCTACATGAGAGTAAGGATAAATAATACAAACTATACCGAAATACGCAACCTTAGTTTTTCGCCAGAAACTGATATCACGGGGAGCAGTATTCCCGTGAATCAGTTTTTTGTTGAAATTAAGACAACGAACACTATAGGTGTAGGAATTAACGCTTATCTGTACGATGACCAGGGGGACTTGTGGGCGAAATACTGGATAACAGAGGCCGTTGTCGTTGATGAAGGATGGTATAAGGTTACAGCACAAAGTATCATACTTTTGCTTGACCGTTTTACCCTGCCTGCGGTCGTTTACAGCGGGGAAAGCGTAACGAATGTATTAGATACTATCTTTGCTACTATATCGGCTGTATACCCGTCAGAGACCGTGTATACGCTTGATTCTGCTTTAGCATCTGCTACTGTTACAGGATATTGCCCAGAACAGACTGCCAGGGAGCGTTTGTTGTGGGTGGTATTCTCAATAGGCGGCTATCTCAAGACATACTTTAATGACCATGCAGAAATAGTTAAGCTTGATACAACGGTTACGGCCATTCCTGAAGATGTGACATTCTGGAAACCTGAAATAAGCTATGGCGACTATGTAACGGCTGTAAAAGTCCGTGCGTACACATACACGCAGGGAACACCTCAGACAGTTGATGAATGGGTTACAGATGGCACAAATTATTATATACAGACTTATCAGGATTTCAGCGTAAGCAATCCCGATATACCGATAACTGTTACTGATAACGTGGTATCTATAGACAACGTAACCATCATAAATCAGACGAACGCAGCAACGATTTTGAACGTGCTTTCTCAGTATTATTTCAAGCGGATTGAGGTCCGGGCAGAAGTCCTGGACGACGGAGAATTTTTGCCGGGCGATAAGTGCCAGATATCCACGGGTGACAGGCTGCTTGCAGGATTTATAACAAAGGCTGATTTTAAGTTTGGAACCGCTAAAAAAGCCACGTTGCAGTTTGCTCAGAGTGATGTTATCAACGCTGCACGGCTGATATTGCAGTATATGTGGGGGAATATCCTTTTAAAGCAGATAGCGTACCTTATGCCGATAGGCTATGCCTACAGTATATCTAATCCGTACCTTGATGAAATGTTGGAGTCGCACAGGTACATTTTCAGGCCGCAGAACGCAAACGCTACAGGCACGATGGTAAGCGGTGGAATGACGGATCAGGAGGATTATGACGTGGCGCTTGATTGGTATGATTTAGAGCTATATGTAATTGACGTTGACGGAGCATCAGAAAGTAATGAGGTGGTAAGCATTGAGTAAGAATATAGTAATAGCCGAGGGTGGCGTAGGAACTAATTTTACGGCGAAAAAACTCAAAACTAACTTGCAGGGCGGGGGAAATTGTACGTGGATCCCGGAAGATGAGGCGGCTGATTATTGCACGTTCAAAGAGTTAAAAGTCACAGCAAACGGTACTTATAAGGCATCCGACAAAAACTGTGACGGATTCGATAAGGTAAAGGTTGAAATTTCAGCAGATGTCGTTCCGCAGAAAACAATTACCGCAAACGGTGAATATGACGCATATGAAGAAGCAGGAAAAGCTGGTTATGCCCATGTTACTGTTAATGTTCCCGGTGGCGGAAGCGATATAATAAATGACAAAATACCATTGATACCTATTTTATCAGCAAGTGATCCGAACCTTACGGCTAATAACATACTTTATGTGGAAAATATGTTTGACTGGCATTACGAAAATACTAACTGTGCTAGGCTTGATGAAACTACAGGAATCAATGAGTTTTTTATAACATATGAATTTCCACAACCTACTATTATAAATCATATATATATGGATTATGATGCTATATATATTGCTGGTGTAGCGAGTTATGATTATACTATTCAAGTAATTGGAATCGATCAAAATAACAATAGTCAAGTGTTATATTCGAGTAGTCAACCTGCACGTTTTGATACTCAACAACAAAAAGGTCTTAATGTTGTCGATTTGGACGTGTCTGCATACACCTGTAAAAAAATACAGATAAAAATTACAGCAGAAAAAACATATGGGCGGAATGTATTTATTTTTTATTTTCAAGCATATTATGCCGGAAATATGCCTGCTCTTGAGGCTTATAATGCTTTGAATAATTTGACCTATGCTATGGCAACACTTAAAGGGCATGAACCCGAAGGACATACATCAAATGATATCGTCTTAGCATTGTTTCAAATATAGAAGTTTGATAAAATGCGGTTAGGGAGGCAAATCTTATGGAATATATCGTTACAGCACTTATCACGGGTGGGTTATCGCTGATAGGTGTGATTATCTCAAATATGAGCGCAAACAAGAAGATAGAGGCGCAGCTTATTCAGGCGCAGGCTATCACGGATGTTAAGCTGGAAAATCTGACAGACGAGGTGCGGAAGCATAACAGTTTCGCTGATCGTATAACAACACTTGAGGTACAGGTAAAAGAATTACAAAGGAGGGTTGATGAAGATGATTCTAAATAATCGTGTGTATGATATCTTAAAATGGGTATCTTTAGTCTGCCTGCCCGCTTTAGGCACTCTGTATTTTGCTTTAGCGGGTATCTGGGGATTCCCTTATGGAGAGCAGATTGTGGGTACTATTATGGCTATAGATACCTTTTTAGGGGCATTGCTTGGAATATCGTCTATACAGTATAACAAGAAGATAGGAGAGAGCGATGAGTAAGCCGTTAACAAGAAAAGAGCAGTATTATGCGAATATTGCCGGCGAAGGCGTTGAGATACCGGCTAAGCCTATCACAAGGGAAGAAGCATACCTGGAGAAGATTGCGCAGGGTGGCGGAATAGAAGCTAACCCCGAAGAAGAACCTACAGGAACGCTTGAAAGCCTTAAAATAGGCGATGACGTGTATGCCGTACCGTCTGGCGGTGGTGGTGGCACATCCGATTATTCTGCATTGAATAACAAGCCACAGATAAACGGTGTTACCTTGCAGGGGAATAAGACCACCGGTGATCTGAATATCAGCTATAACGATTTGCAGAATAAACCGTCTATTCCTTCCGCACAAATTCAGAGCGATTGGGATCAGACGGATAACAGCAAGGTTGATTATATCAAGAATAAGCCGTCTATCCCGGCTAACTTGTCAGATTTGAACGATGACTCAAGCCATAGGACAGTAAGTGATACTGAAAAATCTACATGGAACGGCAAGAGCGATTTTAGCGGTAGTTATACCGACTTAACAGATAAGCCTACTATTCCTGATCCTCAGGTACAGGCAGACTGGAATCAGACAGATGTGGATGCTCCAGACTATATCAAGAATAAACCGTCCGTACCGTCCGGGCAGGTACAGAGTGACTGGGCGCAGACCACAAGCACTGAGCCTGATTATATCAAGAATAAGCCATCGTTAGGAAGTGCTGCTTCAAAGAACGTATCCTCAACGGGTGACGCAGGGAGTGGAGAAGTCGTCATGGGTAACGATAGCCGTTTGTCGGATAGCCGTCCGGCAAGCGATGTATCATCATGGGCTAAACAGGCCACGAAACCGACTTATACGGCATCCGAAGTGGGGGCCATCCCGTCAACGGACAAGGGCGTAAATGGTGGTGTGGCTACGTTAGGGAATGATGGTATTGTGCCGAGTAATCAGTTACCTGCTATGTTCGATGGTGACTATAACAGCCTTACAAATAAGCCTACGTTAGGAACAGCGGCAGCTAAAGATGTACCGTCTGCCGGTAATGCCTCATTGACTGAGGTTGTTATGGGTAGCGATAGCAGATTATCAGATGATCGTAACGCAAAGGATGTGTATCCCTGGGCGAAGGCTGCGACTAAACCGACATACACGGCTACAGAAGTAGGTGCTATACCGAGTACGGATAAAGGTGCTAATGGTGGCGTTGCGGAGCTTGACGCTAACGGTCTTGTGCCGGTATCACAGTTACCGTCTTATGTGGATGACGTGCTTGAAGGTACGGCACAGAACGTAACAGAGACAGGCGCAGGTACTTATTCCGCAACAGGATTTATCTTGTCGGGTGAGTCAAGCCCATGTGTTCCTGAGTCCGGCAAAACATACGTTGATACCACGTCAAATATTCAGTACAGATGGACAGGAACAGGCACAAACTTTGTGTCTATGGGTTCAAATCTTGCCCTGGGCGAAACCTCAAGCACTGCATACCGTGGTGATAGAGGAAAAGCCGCTTATGACCACTCGCAAACAACAGGCAATCCGCACGGTACTACAAAGAGCGATGTGGGATTAAGCAACGTGCCTAACGTAAGCACTAACAACCAGACACCGACTTTTTCACAGGCATCGACAAGGAATAACATAGCAAGTGGGGAAAAATTGTCTGTTATCTTTGGTAAGATACAGAAATTCTTTAATGACTTAAAGACCGTTGCGTTTAGTGGAAGTTATACTGATTTAACAAATACACCTACCATCCCAGCTGCACAGGTAAACAGTGATTGGAATGCATCAAGTGGTGTTGCAGAAATATTAAATAAACCATCATCTTATAAACCGTCAAGTCATACACATGGCAACATACAAAATAATGGGACGTTACAGACTACAGATGTTGCTATTGCTAATGGTGATAAATTAGTAGTGACCGATTCATCTAATTCTGCAAAAATAGCAAGAACATCTGTAGCTTTTGATGGAACTACGACAACGCAAGCGCTTTCTAAAAAAGGCACATTTGAAACATTTTCAAAATTTAGTGGTAGTTATACCGATCTAACCAACAAGCCGAGCATTCCCACGAGTGCAAATGACATCTCCTACGACAACACCGACTCAGGGCTTACGGCTACGGACGTGCAGGGTGCTGTGGATGAGGTGGTGAGTGACTTATCTGCAATAGATGTGAGCAACTATATAGACCCTATGTCTACCAAGACATTTACCGTAAAAAGAATGTATTGTCACATGCTTTTTTCGACCCGTACTAGTAGCGTGTCAATGATAGCTTATGGAAATTTGGTTGATATGGTTAACAATTCAAATATGACAGTAACAGTTACTGAAACTGTAGACCGTGATGTAATCTCAATCACTAACAACAATAACCTTTCCACTAATATCGTTTTAATATAACACTTTTTGTTAACGAATCATAAAGAGGATAATTAATTATGACCATAACAATAGGTTCAGCTCGAATAGACGAGCATGGAAAAGCAGTTGGCGGTAAGGCAGGAGACCAGAAGCAGAAGACATCCCCCGATTACAAGGGGGAGGTGGCTATGCAGAATTTTTACGTCTCAAACAAGGGATGGTACATCCTCCGTGCTAAGGACATAAATGTCGCATCCAACATCGCCCTTGCAATGACGATAGCGTGTAATAATCCGAACATCGGATATAATCAGGCTCGCAGACTTGACATAATCAAGGCAGGCACACACGCCACATCTCCGACATCGTGCGATTGTTCAAGCCTTGTAAGACAGTGCGTAAGGGAAAGTGGAATCGAAGTGGGGAATTTTACTACCGCAAACGAGGCATCTGTACTGATGGCTACTGGACAGTTTGACAAGTTTGTATACACCAAAGGCTCTGATCTTTACCTGGGAGACATACTTGTGACAAAGACAAAAGGACATACCGTCATCGTCACATCTGGAGCAACGAGGAACACGAATCCTGTAGCCGTTCCCACGGTCAAGATGGGGAGCAGAGGCAACAATGCAAGGCTGTTACAACATAACCTTAATCAGTTCGGATACAAGCTGGAAGAGGACGGCATCTTTGGCAAGCTCTCCACCGCTGCGCTTGTCAGGTGGCAACACGCAAACGGACTCACGGCTGATGGAATCTACGGTCCGAAATCATACGCAAGAATGAAAGAGGTGCTGAATGGATAAAGAAAGAGTTGTTAGTCAATATTTCCATGAGGGGACTGTGGCAATGATGGAACGCACTATCCGCAGGCTATGGATCACCACAATTCTGCTGATAATCTTGCTTGTGGGAACTAATGGTGCGTGGTTGTACTTTGAAAGTCAATGGGAATACTACACTACGACTATTGAACAGGAATCTGAAAGCGGAACAAATAACTATATCGGAAATGATGGAGATATAAGCTATGGCGAAACAGACAGTTACAACGACAGGTAGACGAAGAAAAACCGGGGGAAACTCCGGCTATGTTCAGTGTCAGCGATGTCACGGCACAGGCAGAGTGCGCAAAGGTGGAAATGCGAGGAGCAGCGGCGGTGGCAGGCATTGAATATTCAAACACTGAAATCAGCCGGGCTATTGACGATTACATTCATTCAGACCGTGACCGGCAGATCCTGAAATCACGGCTGATTGACGGATTGACTTATGACGAATTATCCGACAAATATCATTTAACATCCAGGCGCATTAAAACCATCGTTTACAAGGCGCAGGACGGCTTGTTTAAGCGTTTAGGATAATTTATATCACCGAATATGCAGACCGCCCTAAATGGGGCTAAAAACGGTGTTTTCTGCTTATTCATATACTCTCCTTATTAACGGAAAAACGGATTGCTGTTGCGGTCCGTTTTTCTGTTTGTTATAATTCAGTTGTCGGCATTCTTTGCAATGTTCGCTCCATTGGAAAAAGCAAGTATCTCCCCCTGATGCTTGCTTTTTTCTTTTGTCTAAAAAGTTCACTTTTTGTTCATTTCGCTTTTTTTACAGAAATTTTATCCTTATACCAGGAGGACATCTTATGTGGATTAAGTATCAGCCAAATCCCTGTATGAGGTCAACTGGTGATTGTTCAGTAAGGGCAATAGCCAAAGCATTAAAAGTGGATTGGGAAACAGCTTATCTTATGAATTGCAAGATGGGATTTTCAATGTGTGAAATGCCATCAAGTGATATAGTAACTTCCGCAGTTCTCCGGCAAAACGGTTTCAGACGGACAAATATTCCTGATTATATACACAATTACACTATACAAAATTTTTGTGACGATAATCCACAAGGAACATTTGTTCTTTATACCGGTGGCCATGTTGCTACTGTTCACGACGGAAATTTATACGACTTGTGGAATAGCAGTAACGAGATACCGTTATATGTTTGGTATGACGATATAGAACCTATTTTCTATACCTAAATCGGAGGATTAAACAATGGCTTACAATGGTATGTTTCCGATGAATTATCCGGCTATGCAATATCCGCAGATGCCTATGCAGGCTCCACAGCCACCACAGCAGGCGCAGAACAACGGCCTTACCTGGGTACAAGGTGAAGCCGGGGCAAAGTCTTATCTTATCTCACCTAACACAACTATGCCTTTGTGGGATTCTGAATCGCAGACCATATATCTTAAATCTGCTGATGCGTCCGGTATGCCTACAATGAAAATACTTGATTACACCATCAGGGAACAGAACACACAGCCTACTTCCGCACTCATGCAGTCAAGCGATTATGTGACACATGATGAGCTTTCAGCGTTTGAGGAACGTATAACCAAAATGATAAAGGGAGGTAACAACGATGAACCCGCTTTTTAATCAGATGAACCAGAACCAGCTTTTCCGCAGTGTGGAACAGTTAAAAAATCAGTTAGGTGGCGATCCTAACCAGCACATACAGAAAATGCTTAATTCCGGCAGAATAACGCAGGACCAGTATAACCAGGCCGTACAGCGTGCGCAGGAATTGAAAAAAATGTTCGGTCAGCAATAAAGAAAAAGCACCTGTTGGCAGCAGATGCTTTCTCACAGAAAGGAGTGCCTTAATATGAAACAAAAAACCCTAGACACTCCTATATTAACACTTAAACAGACCTTGCGCAAGGATGTTTATAAATCAAACAAATTTTATAGGAGGAAAAAAATCATGGCTTTAACAGATGGTAGCGAAAATGGAATGGTTATGCCGGTAACGCCTATGGGTAACAGTGGCGGTTTCGGTAACGCTTTCGGTGGAGATTTTGCATGGATTATCCTGCTTATCCTGCTTTGTGGCAACGGTATGTGGGGCATGAACGGTGGCTTCGGTATGAATTATGATTTCCCGTGGCTTATGACCGGGCAGCAGAACATCAACACTAACACCAACAACGGATTCAGGGATGCGATGCTCAACGATGGCATTACATCTATCCGTGACGGTATCAGTGGATTATCTACACAGCTTTGCAATTGTTGTGGAGATATGCAGATGGCGCTTGCTAACGGCTTTTCGGGCGTTGAGCAGGGTGCTAATGCAAGACAGATGGCTAATATGCAAAGTATGTTCGGCATACAGAGCGCTTTGCAGGAGTGCTGCTGCGAAAACAGAGCCGGTATTGCTGATTTGAAGTACACGGTTGCTACAGAGAATTGCGCAGACAGAACACAGAGTCTTATGAATACCCGTGACATCATTGATAATCAGAATCGTAATGGTCAGGCTATTCTTGATAAACTTTGCCAGCTTGAACTTGATGGCGTAAAGCAGAATTATGAGAACCGTATTGCAGGAATGCAGAATGTGATTGATGGTTTAAGTGCGCAGGTTAATGCCGCCGATAGAAGAGTAGCAATGGGAGAAGAAGTTAACGCCCTTTATAACAGACTTTCGAGCTGCCCTGTCGGAACAGTACCCGTAGCGGGTAATACTCCGCTGTTTTCATGCAATCCAAGCTTCAACGGTAACGGGGGCTGTGGATGCGGTTGCGGCGGTAGTTTCTGATAGGGGG